TTTTCTATGTCGTTTACAAAAAAAAAATAACTCCACTAAGGGAGTTACTTCTTTTTAACGATAACGCTTAATTAGCTCGTTAACGTATTTATACATTTCGTCGCTTTCGAAACTCTCTAATTTGTAATTAGAGTTTTGGCGGTTCCACCAAGTGTCTTTGTATTTAACTTTATTATCTAAGTAGTCTTCTACTGAATTATACATCTTGTTATTTACATTGACGTTAGCTCTAACTTCTTGAGATGCTAAAGGTAGTAAGATTTCTTTATGTATTTTAAATACTTGTCTTATTTGAGCTACTTTAAGTAAAAGGAATCTATAGATAAGGTCAGCATCTTCGTAAGTTGTATCTCTCATCGAAAATCCTTTTTCCTTATACACGTCCCCTTGGTCATCTGGTACCCATCCGTTGTCGAACTCCTTTAAGGCTTTGACGTATTTAGCATAACGTTCTGCGAATCCAGGTAAGTCTTCTGTATACCATCTTTCTGGGTCTGTAAAGAAATCTTCAAAATCTGTGTAAGTTTGTATGATCTTTATATCCAGTGGTAATTTCTCACCTCTTACTCCTTTACTACTGAGCTTATATACAGACTTACCTATTCTTAGATATTCCTTTCCTTTATCATACCAATTATTTTCATCGCCCATCGCTATAGCTTCTTCAGGAGTTATTGTTTTAGACGCTGGTGTGTTAGCTACCAACTCTATCATCCAGAACGGTGTAGGTTCTTCTGGATGTGTATCTCCGTCTTCTTTAGGCTGGCTCGTAGTGACTTCTATTTGATTTTCTGTTTGTTCCTGATTAGAAGTTCCATAAGAACTCTCAGCTGCGTCTTTAGACCCTTTCATTATAAGCCCACTGAAGCATCCTCCAATACCTAATACGAATATAGCAAACAGAGCGATCCACTTCCAGTTATTAGAACTGCCATTGTCCTTGCTGTCATTATTATTATTATTATTGTCATCGCTATCTAATTCCGATGAACTAGCACCTTCTGGTTCTGTGTCTGGGTGTAGTAGATCACGAATCATTCTCTCCTCTTTCTCTTTCTCTTCTATAGCTTTTTTCTTTTCCTCTATTTTCTGACATTTTTCTGCCCAGTAGATCTTTCTTCTCATCTCGTTATCCACCTGTTCGAGAGGAGTTATTCCGGTTTTTTCAAAAATTTCTTCCCTTTCTTCATTTTCGATTTCCACCATAGTGTACAATAGCTCGCTTAACTGTTCTGGTGTAGCATTCTCGAACATATCGTCTACTATTTTATTTATATTATTTCTAGCTTCTATAGCTTCTTTCTTTTTATCCTCTTTAGATGTTTTATTATTTTTCATATTTATCAATCTCCTTTATTTTTAATTATCGACA